AGCAGTTTGTGACGACTGGAACTGCAACTGTGCTTGCTGTGCTTGCTGTGCGGCCTGTTGTGCTTCTGGATTAGGCTGGTTAGCTTGCTCAAGAGTAGCAATAAGCTCTTCACGGTTAGACAGGTTCATGTTGTCAATGATAGACATAACCAGCTTAGGATACATTGGCGTGTCTGGTGACATAGTTTGTAGCAGCTGAACAAGCTGTGTTACTTCGTACTCACGAGCAATGATACCTAGTGAGCTAGAGGTGTGGAACTTGTAGTCAGCAACTGGGTACAGCTCAGGTTCAAACTGCATATAACGCCAAGCTGCCTTAGTCACAAATGGAATAAGGAATGCTTCTTGGAAGTTGATCAATGTACGCTTGTGACGTTTGATGATAGCGCCTAGTGACATAGATACACCAGCAGCAGTAGCATCACCGTTGATAGAGCCAGAGATACCAGCACTGTCAATAGCGCCTGTAGCTGTCTGTACCATAGTCTGCAACGCCTGAGCCTGTGCAAAGGTAATCTGGTTAACATTACCAAAGTTAAAGGGCTGTAGAATCTCAGCAGGGTTGCCGTTGGTTAGAATGGTCTTACCGGGCTGTATAGAGGGCTTTGCACCACGAGGCATACGACTAGCGTCCATCGCCATCATTGGGTGTATAGTCAGTGCTAGAGCGTCTATACGAGCGCGTAGTTCTGTGTCTAACGCCTTTTGACTGTTGTAGCCTTTCTCACATACTCCTCGACCCCAGAAGCGGCTAGGAACGACATCCCATGGGAATGCTACGACAGGACGGTCTTCCATCATGTAAGGGTTCTTAGATGCCTTTAGCAAGACACCGCCGTTAGCAATAACAACAACAGCCTCTACATAATAGGAATCATCTTCTTCGTCACCAAGCTCTACAACTTCTTCTTCTGAGTCTGGTTCTTTCATTGACTTGTCTAGCAGGTGGCGAGGAACAAGGCCGTAGTATTTAGTTAGTCTAACTTTGTCATCTTCAAACTGAGTAAGCTCTTGGTCTGGTTCAATGTCAAAGTCTGTAGATGCTAACTCTAACGGTACGTCACGGTACACACCGCTTTCCTGTAGCTGCTCTACTGAGTGAGCTGACACAAACTCATCTACTGCACAACCCAGCGCAGACTGGATGTCTGTAGCTACTGGATCAATTAGGAAGTTCTGAGGCATTACAGGTCGTAGCTTGACGCATGTACGATCCTGTATGTTAACACCTACGGCTGTAAGCTCACCACCCATTACAGGCTGTGTAGCAGGCTTCATCTCTTTTTCTTCTTCAAGAACAATCTCAGCAATGCCTGTACCAAATACAGCAGCGTTGATTAGACACTCAGCCACTGACTTACGTACCATGTTCTTTTTAAAGTCCTGCTCTAAGGCGTTACGAAGAAAAGCAATGTCGTTAGGGTCTTGATCGTAGATGTCATCTTTAATGTCAAACCACTTTCCACGGCCAAAGGTAGCTTCCTCTAGCTCTGCTACTGAAGACTCAACAGCCTGCTGTAGCGCAGGAGAGATAATCTTAGAGCGTTCAGTGTCTCGTGTGCGATCCTGTGGAGACCACTGACCACGCCAGAGACGGTAGTATTCTTCAAAGCGTTGTGAGTAGTTAGCTTCAAAGTGGTCACGCCATGAGTCACACTTTTCAATCACCCAGTCTTCTAGGTGCTGCTCTGTAGCGAAGTTGTCGTTGCCTTCTAGTTCCATAGTTAGTAGCCTGCGTATTTGTCTAGGAATTCGTAGTCCTCTTCTTCATAGTCAAATGCATAAGAGACCTTAGCTAACTGGTCTATGTATGCAAGAGCATCTATCAAGTCATCGTGGACTAATTGGTTAGGGAACTGGAACAACTCATCTAGGAACTGAGTATTCCACTTACCTTTGTTCAGTGTTAAGTTACCGTGTTCTAGGCGGCCTTGTAGTGCCCACACGATCCTGTCTGTCTTCTTCTTGTTGCCGTGTGTTAGCTCTTCCACCCTAAAGAATGTCTGGTTCTTCTTCATTATATCGTTCAGGTAGGGGTGGACAGCGTTCTTTAACGCACCTTTCTCAATGCCTACGGCTACTGGTTGGTAGTCTCTGACTGCTTCAAAGATTCGTCTGGCAGTCTCTTCGACGCCCCAACGGCCATGTACGATATTAGCAACCCACCAGCCCTCGACGCCCGCTTTAACCACAGCAATTGCCGTCTGGTCAAGTCTTTTGGTTTTAGTAGTGACTTTCTGTACATCTGCAAATCCTGCCAAATCGACAGCAATGTAATAATTACCATCAGAAGGTTCTTCCTCACTGAATCTAACATGTTCTTCTTTAAAGAGTTCACTACCATGCGCCTCAAAGGATGCCATAAACTCCTGACGGAATGAGAAGGCTGACATAGAGCCTTTAGCTGCTTCAATCTCTTCAGGGTCTAGTAGTGGGTTGTCATAGCTAGTGAAGTGGTAGCCCTTGAACGTAGGGTCATCAGACACACTAGCGTATGTGTACAAGTCATAGAAGTGGTTGCGGCCCATAGGCGTACCAATGAACAACGCATCACCCTTCTGATCCGCTAGAGCAGGTCTCAGGATTTGCTCCCAGACCTCTGGCTTCATGTCTGCGTACTCGTCCATACACAGGAACTTCAGGCTAACACCACGCATGGTCTCAGGTCTATCAGCACCCTTCAGAGAGATGGTGCAGCCGTTGACTAGCTTAATCTGTAGGTTGTTAACGTGTGCTGACGCTATAACGTCATGGCCTAGTTCCAGTAGCAACTGCCACATAATGTCTCTGGCCTGACCCTGTGTAGGGGCAACGTAGAACACCTGACCTTTCTTCTCAGACAAAGCACTGATGATCAACCGCCAAGCAGCTAGTCTACTTTTACCTGTACGTCTACCCGCAGCTACTACTTTAAAGCGTGTAGTGTCTTCCCAGACTTCCTGCTGCCAAGGTAACAGCTCAACTGCTAAATCAGTCAAGCTAGTACGTCCACATTACAGGAGACTCATTACCGTCAAGGTCGCGGATGTCAACATGCACAAAGCTACTAGCAACTCCAACTCCTGAAAAGCCCATCTTGATAGCCTCCTCAACAATCTTAAACCGCTGTATACCGTCTGTAACTTTAATGTCTGCTGCAATGCCTTGGGCATGAGTTCCGGGTGTCTCCTTTTTAGCTTCTATGGGGTGGTCTTTACTTCTATAACCACTCGTAATAACGAAGGGGAACCCACATCTAGCACGTAACAAATCTAACTTAAGCAACAACCTGTCACTAATCTCATTCTCGCCAGTGTACTGACAAGCAAACTCTTCCCTAGTAAAGTAATCTAAGTCTTGATTTATATCATACATCTGTATAGTCCCCTTCTATGGGTTCTTCGCCGCCGGATATGACAGTAGTCTCTCCACCAACACCTGTAATAGAGATGTTGATGGCACTCTTGCCTCCGCTGGCCTTATCCTTCTCAAAATAGCTGACAGGTAGTAACCTATCCATGCAGAGCTTCCATGCTGCCGCTTGATTCTTATGGTCATCGTCCAAGGCTGCTGACAATATACTATCTAGCACCTTCCTACTCTTAGGAGATGCCAGCATTCTAGCCTTGTATTCGTTGATGACCGCTGCGTCACCCTTGGGCCGCCCTACTGAGTTACGTTTGCCCTTGGTTTTTGACACAACTGCTGTTTTCTTTGGTCTGCCCACCCGCTTCGCGGGCTGACTACCCTTAGGTTCTTTAGTATTCATTGTATTTCCCTTAGTACTTAAGGATACTTAAGTATACTTTAGTTAGTTTCTTTAATTATTATTAAAAGATCAATCCTAACGATGCTTAAGGATACTTAAGGGCGCGGGGTAATCTTTATCTTCTTTAGTATACTATAAATTATACCATATTTCTAACCAAAAGTCAAGTCTTTTCTTTACTAATGTTAACATATTTATACATAAGGGCCGTCCCTTTAATAGCTTAAGGCTATACTGGTGTCAGTTTAGGAATACACAGGTATTACAAGGAGTTATGGCATGCACAGGGAGTC